CTCTTCACGAGCGTCCAAGAAATACGGTAAAGAGTTCCAAGCGGTCGTCCCGTCTCCAATCTTAATTCTGTTCCTAGCTGAGTCTAATTCAATTCCCAGCTCTCCTTCAAGTAATATTGGGTTCTCAGTTGTCCACTCGCTAGAAGTTCCTCTACGTAATTGTATGCGTTTTGTAAAACTAGGCATCAGGTGATCCTCCGTCAAAAGTATCTATATCTGCTTCCACTACCGCTCCTCCACCGTCAACAGTAACAAAGAATGGATCAGTCTCAAGAGTAGTTACTTTACCTTCCAACTCTGTTGCTTTCTCCTCATTCTCTTTTGCTTGAGCAGCGGATGTAGCAGAAATCGTTCGTTGTTGAAACGCAAGAGGATTAGGACGTACTACAGGTCTTCTAGCAGGTCTAGCCATGAGTTAACACTTCCATCTACGCCCACATCTTACAAGACCAATATCCAGCTGTAGTTTTATCTTTCTTTGCAGCACAATTATGACGAGCTAGAAAACTTTTCTTGTTAGCTGGTATATTCTTTTTAATAGGCATATTGGGGTCTCCAAATGTAACTTTTTTAGGTTTATCACCACTCCCCTTAACATACACACCAAACTTCTTAGACGACCCTTTAGGTAACCTAAACGGTTTATTTAAGGGTTTCTTTTTTATACTGACACCCTTACGCTTCATTACTTCTTCGGGAACCCACGCTTCATATTAGCGTAAGCCTTAGCACTGATTGTAGATTTACTTTTACTTCTACTGATACCTAAAGCTTTACGTTTTCGCATGTTCTCATACAACCCCGGTTTCTTTTTATCTTTCATCTCTGTACTAATACTTCTAACATTCTATCTAATTTAGTGTGAACTTCTTTAAGTGCTTCTTCTACCTTAGCGATCCGTGCTTCAACAGCTCTATCTCTTTCCCGCTGTGCAGCTAACTCCACCTCTATCTTAGTCATTCTTTTCTCACCGAGATCAAGACGTTCAATAACACGTTTGATAATCCACCCGATCACGCCAAGAGCGACGACCAGAGCGGTGTTAAGAAAGCCAGAGATAGATTCGATCATCGCTTATGTTTTAATAATGTAGTTAAGGATGATTGTCGGTTGAACATTGTTGTGTGCTTGTCCACCGCCTGTACTAGAAGTTGTGCCACCCGTATCAGCGTACTCATCAGTTGGTCCTGTATCTCCAGCTAACGCCTTTAATACACCGCCGTTGAAAGTGTGTGTGTGACTAGGCATCTCAGCTACTGTAAGGGTGTGTGTCTTCGTATCAGCAATTAAACCGTTATCGTCACCGAGTGAGTCAGCAGTAGCACCTAATAAGCTTTCACCAAATCCCGCAACTACTCGTCCACGAAGGTCAGGAAGATTGAATGTCGTAGAACCATCACCGCTACCGTAAGTTGTACCGATAACAGCAAACAAAGCAGCTTGAGTTGTACGATTAACAGGACTACCATCACACAGTAAATAACCCGTAGGAGCAGAACTACCAGCAAAAGCAGACACCGTTCCAGTTGGTACAGTTGTAAGATTTGTTCCGTTTACTTTATAATCGCCCGTGATATTAACATCACCAACTACATCAAGCTTGTATGATGGACCTCCAGAAGTACCAATACCAACATTGCGACTTGAATCTATGTATATAGCAGGAGTCTCGCCTCGTGAAATAATAGCATTATCAGTATCATCGTGCCAAAATCTCAAAGTAGTCAGACCTTCACCATCATCTTTTTCACCGTGCAGCATAATACCTTCCGTTGCACCATTACCACCAATCACGTGTAATTTAGCCTCAGGAGTACTAGTGCCAATACCAACATTGCCGTTTGACTGTACATTAAACAAAGGGTCAGTAGTGCTTATTTTATCAATGGTAATAGAACCATCTTGTATTTTAGCAGCGGTAATAGAACCATCTTGTATTTGAGAACTACCTACTGTACCCGCAACTGCCACTCCAAATCCACGTTGAATAACAACGATGTCTTCTCCACCCGTCATGTTCGGGATGATGTTAAGTGTATCAGTGTTTGGGTCTACAGTGTACTCTACAGTTGGTTCTTTAATCAGACCGTCAATACTTACCTCGTAAGCTGTGTCTCCAAGAACCTCTGCTCCTGTAACAGTGTATGTATTATTCGTACCAGATATAGCAGAGAATACCCACTTGAGTGGAGGTTGAGTAGCACCACTGGATACCTGAGCAACTTTGTTATCTACGTATAGCTTCGTTACTGCATCTGTTGTATCTGTCGCTGTACCAACGTTTTGTATGCGAAGACCTAAAGCGTCCCACTCTGTACCGCCTGATTCTTTCTGTAAGGATTGATCGTTCAGCTCTGCAATCTCTTCCGATAGATAACGGTTGTGACGGTAAGCTAAATCAAGTTCAGACTCTGTAAGTACAGACCCGTTAACAAAGTCCACGAGGTTCTGGTTTGGAGCACTGCGTCGTCTGACACGAACATTAGCACCAGCTGTAGCTCCGCTGTCTAAGACAACCTTAGTTGATGGTGTTGCGACGATTGTGAAGTCGGTCGTTTCAGCACCGTTGATTTCTACCTTAATGTGTTCGTCCTCAAGGTACGGGAAAGTAAAGTCAAAGTCCGTCTGTCCGGCTGTTGCTGTATAATCTACGTAGGTGATAGCCATGATGTTAAGTGTATATTATTAATTATTGAGTGAGAAGAGCAAGTACATCTTCACGGGAAGCTCCTCTTGATGCTATAATTTTAGCCCTGTTTACTCTTTCGTATATATCAGAAAGCTCAATACCGTCTTCATCAACATACGATTCTTTCAACATTTGATTAAAAGCTCTCGATCTATACTTTCCTATCATATTTCTAACAGCCTTAACACGAGGACTTTCTAATCCAGTTTCAGGCGAGAAGGGCAGCAACCTATTGTATTGCTTGGAGTTTATAAGTTTCTTAAGAGACTCGTTTAAATTTTTTCTTCCAATCTTAATAGTACCAGTAAGCTCCAACCATCTATCATAGGAGCTTTGGCCGTTAGCATTAGTGAAGTTTAACATCTCGACCATACCCCCCTCTCTTCTAGAACTAGGTTGCCTGAAGGCGTGTTTTAAGTTAGCCATCTCAGTAAGTACGGCGTCACTTTTCTCGGTTGAATAAGCTATCGGATTTATAACACCAAATAACGGAACATTTTCACTGACCATAACTTCACCTAATATGTTTCTTTTAGGGTCTAGCTTTTCTCTTTGTCCGGGTATTTTATATAAGACAGCTTCTTTTAAGCTATTTATTTCTCTTGATACTTGGTCTCCTTGGTATTCGTTTAATCTACCTAATCCAGAACTAAAAGGAACTAACGAACTACCAAATGATTGCAATGCGTAATCTGCGTAGTTTTCGGGTTGTTGAGCTAGTTTAACTAACGTGTCCAAACCAGTCATGTAAGATTTATTAAATATATTTCTCTGAACTGTTACAATTAAAGCACTCATTAAATGCTCCATCCCAGACTCATCAAAACCTTTTTCTTCTTTAATACCTGTTTCTACTAAATCAGCAACCGTACCTAATATAGTAGCGTAAGGATCAAGTTTAACATAGCTATAGTAAGTATCTCCTACTTTTATACTGTACGGTCTCCATCCTGTTTGTTTAAGCTGTGCTATTTGCTTTTCATCACTAGGACCGCCACCTGTAATATTTAATCTATTATTAAAATAAGCATCAGTTACAACACCTACCGTTATAGCACTTACAGCTAAACGTCCTTGAGCACGGGCTTTAACTAACGGATCAGTTGACTCTAAAGCTTTCGCTAGATCATCATACGCATTATCTAATGCACCACCCTCTAAAGAGTCCTTAGTACTTTTCCAAAAAGGAAAAGCAGTTTTCATATCTCTATAGAATTGTTTTCCTAATGGAGTTCTACCTACAGCATAATTTAAAATGTTAGTTGGAGTCCTGATAAACGGTAATACTAACTTCAAACTTGGATGAGCATTAGTCATGTTCTGCAAGCTTCTAGCAATACCGGGTTTAAGCTCTTCCATCATCGTTAGATGGTCAGCCATTCCTACAGCTTTTAACTTATTGTAAGTATCTACAGACTTAGACTGAGCTTGTTTGTACTGCATAGCGTACTTAGCACGTTCATCTCCCTTTAAACCCTTTGCGTCAGCTTCTGCTAAACCTTCTCTTATTAATGTCTCTTCAGAAAATACTTTACCGTTTTCGTCGATTAAGCCGCTAAGTTGTTTTTGTATTCTTTCAGCAATTACTTCTTTAGGAACGCCAGCTTCAGCATTTTTCATAGCATCTAAAGCTAAACGCAATCTAAGCTCCCGCCTTGCGAACATTGTTTTAAAGAAAGTATCAGTTGCTGTTAAATGTCGTGACGGTAATCTTATAACCTTACCTAGTATATCTATAGCTTTGTAAGCCTTACTAGTTTGGTTCATAGGTTCCAATCCTTGATCTAAGTCCCAATCAGCTACTTGTTGTGATTGCTGTTTACGG